CAGAAATCTGCTTGGGTAGCCATCAATCCTGAGTCTTTCCCATACATCTCTATCTCTACAACGATATTGCCTGTTCTTTGGCTCATCGGGTCAAACTTTACCTCAACGGCTTTATCTATCTCTGGTATCCATATATCGTACCCTTTAAAAGCGCTTACAAGGGTCGCACAAGGGTATTTCTTGCGTAGGATAGATACAACCCTTTCCTCTATCTCTAAACCTTTCTGAAGGTCTTTATTAAAGCTCATAAAGCTACCCTAATCGGTAGGGGGGTAGCACTCCTTGTGAAAGAGTGGCATTGCGCCATGTGTCCCGATCTGACTCTTTTCTTAGTTACACATTACATAGTTAGGGCAAAAGGTACAGATTGTTACTTTGCCGTTAATAATGTAAGTCTGTGTTTGACACGCATACGCACTACTCATTAATAACATATATGTTACCAATCCTATAGCTATTTTTTTCATATCAATATCCTTAAAATGGGATTTCATCATCTTGAATCTTAGGCATCTCGTCATCGCCACGAGGCTTAAAGTTTTTCTGCTCTTTTGGTTTGCCAACAGAAACACTCATATACTTGCCCTTCTTGCCTTCTTTGATCCAAGCACTCAACCAATGCTCTCTGCCATTAATCATAATTGAGCCATTGTAGTCAGGATGTTTTTCTGTCTCTTTGCGCTCATTCTTAAACAACAAACCGCTACCATCTTTCATTTCATAAGCCATCATTTCCTCTCTTTCAACTTAGTAATAGTTTCTTCTACTTCTTTCAGGAATTTCTTTACTTCCGCTTCCATGTTGTCAATGTATTCCTGGTCTCGATTGACACGCACTACAAACAACTGCAAATCCTCTGGTAGCCTAGGATCAAAGCTAACAAAATCACACCACTCTGCGCCTGTACAAGCCATCTGTGCCATCATCTGCGGTATATGCTTGCTTGGTGCTTTGCCATCATCCATCCAATCGAGGTGTGTGGTCGTGTTCGGGCATTTAATCTCAACCAATCCTTTTCCCACAATCCCATCTGGACTACAACCAAACCATTCTACATCGGGATGATCTACAAATGCAACTTGAGATACATCGCTGCCTGTATGCAACTCGTATGCAACCCTAGCCAATGGCTCAGTAGCCGTACCCCATTCCATTGCTGCATTGGTAAACGACTCGCTTGGTTTATTTGTTAGCCTTTGGGCTACCAACTCTATGCGGTAGTTCCTACGACTAGCAGACTCGCCAGACTTGCCCTTAGACATAACATCCGCTACTCGGCTTGCAGTAACCTTACCAAGTCGTAGCTTATGCCAATCGTCTGTGCCTTGCACAATCGCATCCTCATAGCCTGGTTGATACGGAGCTTTCTCTAGTATCTCTTTATATGCTTCTTCTCGATCACTTGTAACAAAAGTAGTCATTAGTGCGCTTTCTTAATGTCGTTATCAATCACTTCGGGCTGGATAGATTTAGCTAAGTCAGCAGCTAAGTCATAACAAAACCCACTCCCTTCCACTTCTACCATAATAAACGAACCAGTTTGCTTTAACTTAATGGTAGCCTCAGACTCCTCGTCAAATTCATTTGTCATGCTGTTTTACCAAGAACTGTAAAGACCGACACATATCTTCTGCGACCTTTGCTGCTTTTTCTGCCTCTTTCCAATTACCAGTAAGAGTATGTTTATAAAATAAATTTAATGCTAGTTTTGCATCTAAATACTCTTGGCTAAAGTCATTCATTTTTTTACTCTCTTTATACTGTTTGATGTTCTTTTAATTACTTCTTCTGGGTAACAACGCTGTTGATCTATCATTTTAAACATATATTCAGAACTACAATCATCACACGCAGTACACCTTTCAGACGATCCTCGTTGATAATATTTCCAATCTCTATATTGCAAGCGATTAAAAAAACAGGCTGGAAACCAATCATTCTCTATCGTCATCTGGAATAGGCTCTTGGTTGTCTTTGCGGATTAACTGATTCTCTGTGCCATTAATAATCCATTGGTCTAAAAACTCATCTGACATTAGATCGACTGCGCCATTCCATCCTTGCATAAAATAAAACTCAGCAACACGAATATAGTCTGGCGGTAAGTCTTGGTCTAATATCAGCTTATTAAAAGCCTGGCGAGTAAATTTATTGGTTATCATTTTGAGCAACATCATCCAAAGTTTTATTAAACTTAGCTCTTAACTCTGCCCAACGCTGCCTCACTTCTTCTTGCTCACTAGCTGGCACATAGTTGTACAAAAGTCTCCAACGCTTAGTAATATCTGTTCCTGAGGTCGTGTAGATAAAATCTTCCATTATTTCTCCTTTTTACTATATTGAGATTTACTGCTTTTATTAAGACAACTTTCACATTTCCAACGCATTACAGGTCTTAACCTACTGCCAGAAGCTACCAGCTTAAGATTACTAGCTGGCTTCTCAGTCTGACAAGAACTACACCACTTTCTGTCCATCCCAACCTTCCTTTAAATATCCATATTCCGAAGAATCGCATACAGCTCTGGTATCGAAACACACATCGCACTTGTCCACCCATATCCTGTAGTGATGGTCTTTCGGTCTGTGTACTCCCCATTTTTTTCCACATTCTGAACATACATTGTCAGGCTGCTGATCCGCTAGTCTCATTTAGCTTGTCCCTTTGTGCCTGATAAATATTGGTTAATTGATCTCTAGCAGCCTTATTGTTCTGAAGTTCTTTATAATACTTAGCAAAGGCAACTTTAAGTTCGGCAGGGCTATCTATTGTCTGTATTTTGGCGCAGTAGATATTTGCCAAAGAAGCGGTATCTACCCCATCCGAAGAATCTAGGGCATCATGCTCAACAATCTCCAAGGCAGTAACCCATAGATACCTACGCTGGTATGTTTCTACTGCACCAATGTTTTGTACTTCATGGCAACCTTTTAAAGCTGCCGATCCCATTGGACTAGTAATAATTACCTGGCTGTTATCTTCTGTATCAACAATCGTAAGGCTGGCTAAATCGCCTGTATAAGATACAACTCCGCACAAACCTAGCTTGGCAAAGATATTCTGTATCTCAGGCAGAAAATCGCCTAACTCAAAATATTTATATCCAGCAAACTTGTTATGCCCAGACTTGTTAAGGTCTTTAGCCTGTAGTTGCAATCTTGCTTCCATTAGTTTTGTATATACGCTCATAACATTGCCTCGTTTTCTGCATCAGATATTGCTTTGTTTTCCCAGTAAGTGTAGATAGCACTTGTAATCATTAAACCGATTGTTGCTTTATCGCCACGATCCCAGGCATCTTTAATCGTATCCCAATGCTTTGCCAAGGCATCCTCAGTCACAGCCTCAGTAAAGTTATGGTAATCGCTTGGATCATATTCTTTACGCAACTTAGCCTCTGCTGCCTCGCTAATCATGTCGCCATAGGCGCATTGTTGTTCTACATCAAACGCTGTAGTTCTTTCGTTGTAGTCCATTAGCTGATCCCTCCAGTTTTATAGATATAAGCAAACATAGCTGGTGCAAGCATTAGGATTGCTGCTACAGCTCCCCAAAACAAGTCCTTCCATTCACCTCTGTAGTCTTTCATTTGTTTCCCTTTCACAGTTATGAGCAACTGCCCATGTAGAAACAATAATCCTAAATGTAGAACTTTGCAATATAGGGATATACCCTAATGTAGAAGTGTTGTAGAATTACTACTACATAAGGAGAAAACATGGCAGATAAACAACCATTTGACAAGCTTTTAGAGGTCTTTGGCAGCTACAAAAACATATCCGAGGCTCTAGGTATCAAGTATGTGACTGTATACGCTTGGTTCATGCGTAATGGCATCCCAGAGAAGCACCACGACACTATCATATCTAAATCCGAGGGCAAAATTACAAAGGATGATCTTGTCTAGCCTTAACCAAAGGACAATAACCCTACTAGAAGAAAGGGGATATGTGTGCGATACAGTCGAATCTTACAACGCCTTTACCAGGCGAAAAAAAGACTTATTCGGACTATTCGACATACTGGCTATTGGCAAAGGCGAAACTATAGCAATTCAGCTTACTTCCAAAAGCAATATGTCAGCAAGAATAAAAAAAATAAGCAACTCCCCTTACCTAGCAGAAGTTTTACGATCCAAGTGGAGAATCTTAGTAATTGGGTGGTTCAAAAAAGAAAATGGAAGGTACGATTACAAAGAGTTTGAGTTCTAATTACCGCAAATGCGGTGAATGGTTTATAATTACACCAGCAGAGTGAGATCTGTTTAGTTAGTACCCTATACCAGACCCCTTCGGTCTGATCTGAGTGTTTACTAAATATCATAGGGTTATTTACTAAGCAATCTCACCTTAGATCAGTCCCAAGGGGTTTTTCTATTTCTGCTCGCACCCCAAGCGTATAAAGTGCTTAAATCGGCAGCGTGGGAGAAAAGATAGGCTCACTACCAGGATGGCAAGCCTCGCAGACTTAAATGGGTACTGCACAAGTTTGTAGATCAAGGGTGATATACACATCTACAAATGAACGAACATTATCTTAGGAAGGATTAGTCTCTATATCTGGTAGAGATGGATCAGGTGATAAGGCATATCACCCAAAGTAAGCTATTGTCAAAATGTTACATAAACATTACTTTAGGATAGCTAACGCTACATTTATGTTTCGTATTGTTTACAAAAACCCATAAAAGTGCATGAAATATTAATAAAACTTAGTCATTGCATTTGTAGATAATCTACATTATGATTCTACAAAAGGAGATCATATGCTAGATTACCCCAGCAACATACAAGGTGTTAGCCAAGAGATTTTTACAAAGCTAATGATGTCTCAATACGAGTCTGTAAAAGACATTATTAACCATGTCAAACCAAAACCACTTACAGAAGAAAAGATATTAGATTTAATCGGTGAACTTAGTAAGCTCGATGGTGAGTTTACTTTTGAGTCATTCTGGCTAAAGTATGCAAGACTGATCGAGAAAGCTCATGGAATCGATTAGCTACATTACCTGTACCCATAACAAAAAGATATTAAAAGAATGTCTACTAAGGTCGTTAGTATTGCAAGATGACGATGAGTTAATTGTTGTAGAGGATTCTAAGTCTATTGCAGAAGGGTACAACACAGGAATACAAAAAGCTAAAAACAAAATAAAGTGTTTTATTCACCACGACATTATTGTTACCAACCCCACTTTGTTACGCATGAATCTAATAGCGTATTGCACAGAGGATATTGGCATGGTGGGTGTAATAGGTAGCAAGACAGATATAGTGCCTTGGTGGGATGGAAAGGGGATCGGAAGCGCAGTAGATACTAGAAAAGGGATAATCTACTTTAGCGAAGGCAAAGACTTTTGCGAGCATTTAGATGGCATTGTGCTGGCAACTTACCAAGATGTGCGGTTCGATAAATCTATACCAGGCTTTCATTTATACGACCAAGACATCTGCAAGCAAATGACAGCAAAAGGACTAAGAAATTTCTGCGTAAAAGATGGATACAGAATCGTTACCCACTTTACCAGCGCACCAAGCAACCTTATTCAAATCAACGGATATGCAGACGCAGCAAATGTTTACAGAAAGAAATGGCATGATCCTAGTTAAGTGGCTAGGCACAATACTGTGTTTAGTTGGTATCTTGCTAACCAGCTTTAATTTCTTTCCAGCCAATATTATTTTTGGTCTTATTGGAAGTGCATTATGGACTTTGGCAGCTATATACACTAGGGATATACCCCTATTACTTGTAGAGGTAGTTTCAGTATTATTCTATTTATCAGGAATCGTTGTCTTTATTTGGAGAGTATATGGATATTAAATGTAAGTTGATAAAAGAGTTGCCAGATGGATCAGCCATTGTTACTATGGACATGGATGAAGAAGCAAAGGATTGGTTGATCGGTGAAGGCTTTGTAGCGGTGTTGAAAGAAGCAATAACGCATAGTAAGTCTTTGGTAACACCACAAATGCTAAAAGCTGCAAAGAAAAAAAAGAAATGAAAATTATCCAATCCGAGTTCTGGCATATTCTACAAAAGCACATTAAAGCTAGAAAAGCAAAATGAATTTAGTAACCACTTATTACAAAAGCGCTAAATGGCAAGATGATAATTGGCAAGTAGTAGAGCGACCAAGTTATAGATGGGAAAACAAGGTTGAACAATCACCTGAGTTTTTAAACTTTAAAGATGCACTAAATTGGATTATTAAACACGATGAGCTTTGAAACATTTTGGTCTATGTACCCTAGAAAGATTGCCAAAGGCGCTGCACTAAAAGCATGGATAAAATTAAAACCGCTAGATCAACAACTGGCGATAGATGCATTGCCTAACCATGTTAAGCATTGGGAACTAAAGCAGACAGAGAAAGAGTACATCTGCCACCCAGCTACCTGGCTTAACGGCTGGAGATGGTTGGATGAAATAGACCTGACACCTAAGAAAGAAAAGCAAGATATGTCTTGGATGGTTACAAACGAAGGCATAGAAAAGAAAGCAAGAGAGCTGAATGTATTGGGTAACGGTTATGACACATATCAAACACTAAAGCAAAAGTGCCTACAGAAAATGGGGATAAATCTCCAATGAATTATTTATCTGTCTGCTCTGGCATAGAGGCTGCGACAGTAGCATGGCA